ACTTTAGCCGGTGAGCAAGTTAACGCACCAATGGACATGGGTATGGGTGCTGACACTGGTATGCCTCCTGCTCCTGGTGCTGATGTTGGTTTAGATGCCGCAGGTCCTGGCATGGACAGCGACATGGATACTGATGGTTTTGATGCAACTGATGCCGCCGCAGGTGGCGAAGAAGAATTAGGCCGCGAGCGTCGTTAATGCGTATTAAGGATATTATCCTAGAGTCCAACGTAATGGACGAAGTGATTGAAGATGAAGCAGATACTCGCGGAGATTCTGCTTTAATCACTACACTTGAATGGTTACGTCATCAAGCTGAACAATCAAATGCAGTAACACCACGTGTAGCAGTTGACACAATTATTGATCGTGTACGTGCCATTCCTGGTAATGAGGCTTTTAATTATGCCGCGCTTGATGCCGCATTTAAGAGTAACGAAAGTGTTAAGGCTTTGGTTAAGAGTATTGATGATGACACCCATTCTGGTGGCAAATATGTTTATCTAAGCCCTCCAGAAAATACATTGGACACTACCGACCCATTGGGTGCTCAAGGTGCTCCAGCCGGCGATCCTAGTAAGATCGTTTCCAAAATGGCCAACAAGGCCCGCAGTAACTAAACCAAAATCCTTGACCAATTGTTGTAAATACGTTATAATAGCGTAAAGGAGTTTGGGTATGAAAAAAATTCTATTAATTATTTTATTGTGTGCATCGTCATTGGCTCATGCTGATCGCTGGCACCACGGTGGTGGACATTATTATTGGCATCCAGGTTATGGTTGGGTACTGCCAGCTGTAGTTGGCGGTGCTATTGTTTATGAAGCTACCCGTCCACCTGTAGTAGTACAACAACCTCCGGTATACGTACAACAGCCACCAAGTCCACCTACGTATCCACAACCAGCTGGATACCACTGGGAAGCTATATTAGATGCCAATTGTAATTGTTACAAAACTGTATTGGTTCCTAATTAAATGAAATACTTGTTTACATTTTTTGTCTTAACCAGTGTGAGTGTTACCTCAGCCGCCGGGCTTAACGGCATAATTAATGACCCGGGTAAAAAACCTGTTGTAACTCCACAGCCGGCACCACAACCACCACAACCTCCTAAACCACCGGTAAAGAAATAATATGGCATATTCAGACAAAGTAATCGATCACTACGAAAATCCACGTAACGTGGGCAAGATGGAAATAGACGATACAGTAGGCACTGGCATGGTTGGTGCTCCTGCCTGTGGTGATGTAATGAAACTTCAAATAAAGGTAGTAGATGGGATTATTCAAGACGCTAAGTTCAAAACATACGGGTGCGGCTCAGCGATTGCATCAAGCTCACTGGTCACAGAATGGGTTAAGGGTAAAACTCTCGATGCCGCAATGGAAATTAAAAATTCTCAGATTGCGGAAGAACTCGCCCTTCCGCCAGTCAAAATCCACTGTAGCATCTTGGCCGAAGATGCAATCAAAGCGGCTGTAAATGATTACCGTAACAAGCACAGCAAGTAAAAAAATTCTAGCTAACCTGGCTAAACGTGGTCGGGGTGTGGGTATCCGTGTGGGTGTTAGAACTACAGGTTGCTCTGGCATGGCTTATGTGTTAGAATACGTAGACAAATACGAATCCGAAGAAGGCGTTATAAATTATGCTCAACAGGATTTTGTTGTATTAGTAAGCCTTAAAGATAATGTTTATCTTGACGGTATGGAAATAGATTATGTAAGACAGGGCCTAAACGAAGGCTTTGAATTTCGTAATCCAAATGAAAAGGATCGATGTGGCTGTGGCGAGTCATTTAGAATATGATAATCAACAAATACAATTACGAAAAAATTGATAGAACAACAGTAGATGGTAAAAGGCATTATTGTTTACCTAACGGCGATAAGGTTCCTAGTGTAACAACTATTCTTGATCGTACTAAACCACAAGAACAAAAAGAAGCACTTGCTAACTGGAAAAAACGTGTAGGCGAAGCACAGGCACAGGCAATTACTACAGAAGCCGCTAATCGTGGAACACGTATGCATGCCTATTTAGAAAGCTATATTCTAAGTGATGATTTGAAACCATTGCCTAGTAACCCTTATGCTCACCCTAGTTGGTTTATGGCCGCAGAAGTTATTCTCAATGGCTTTCAGTATATAGATGAATTTTGGGGCTCAGAAGTGCCTGTTTATTATAGTGGGTTATATGCTGGTACTACTGACTGTATTGCAGTATGGAAAGGTAAGCCTGCTATCATCGACTTTAAGCAGACTAACAAGCCTAAGAAACGTGAGTGGATTGGTGACTATTTTATACAATTAGCCGCTTATGCACAGGCACACAATGAGACTCACGGTACTGATATCAATACCGGCGTTATTATGATGGCCGCACAGCCTAAATTACTAGAAGATAACACCTATTCTAAGCCAGAATACTTAGAATTTGTTATCGAAGGTGACGAATTTGCCTACTGGGTTGACGAGTGGAACAAGAGAGTTGAGCTATACTACCTAACCGCATAAATACACTATAAAGTTAGGGTTAGTATAAATGGCAATTCTTCAAATTTCACAAATTCAGGTAAGACGTGGCCTTAGACAGGATTTACCACAGCTTGCATCTGGCGAGCTAGGTTGGGCAATTGATACACGTCAGTTGTATATTGGTAATGGTACCATTGCTGAAGGTGCTCCTTCTGAAGGTCTTTCAGAAGTTTTAACTGAACACTCGGTATTAAATTTCACATACACTATTCAAAGTAATGTTACTAACCTAACATCAAACGTCAACGGCCTAAATGGTAATGTTAATACTATTAACAACCAAATTATAGCAATTCAATCAGGACAGTTTAACAGTAATATTGTTACCTTGCCTAGTGTTAGCTCAGGTACTATTACTACCATTAGTGGATCAAATGCAACAATTTATTATGCACTATCACAAACCGGTAAAGAACGTAGCGGTGTAATTACAGTTGTACGTAATGGGTCAAACTATACCTACACAGATGAATACACTGAAACATCACGAACTGATGTTGTATTAAGCGTTAGTGGAAATTCTACCATTGCAAGTCTAAACTACGCTACAACATCCTTGACATCATTTTCGTGGCAAACTAGAACTATATAAAGTAAAGAATGTTTCAACTCCCGGCTGAGGACCGACTGAGGTCCTGGCGTGATTTTCGATCCTCGTTAGATTCTCTTACACTAGAGCAAGCATTAGTCCAAACTGCAGAGTATTGGGATAGGGCACCTTTCACCCCGTATCATTTAGATCCGGACGCAATCGAAACTTGGCCAGACCCTTGGCAACTAGTGGATGAAAACGTCTATTGCGATATTGCAAAATGTCTAGGAATAGTCTATACTATACTGTTAACTAAGCATAGAATGGACTTAGACATCGAAATACGAGTATATAACGACCCTAAAACTGGATATGATTATAATTTAGCTTGGATCAATCAAGGAAAATATATTCTTAATATGATTGACAGCCAGGTTGTAAATAACAAACAGTTCGATGAAACATTAAGTTTGAAACAGCAGTACACAGCAGTTGATTTAAGATTACAAAATTACTAGAAGAGATATCAATGACGACAATTCAAGTCACAAAGCGAGAAGGTCACCGAGAGGACCTAGACCTAGAAAAGTTACACAAAGTAGTGTTCTGGGCCACACAAGGAATTACTGGTGTTAGTGCCAGCGAAGTAGAAATAAAAAGTCACATACAGTTTTATAACGGAATTAAAACAGCCGACATTCAAGAAACCCTTATTAAGAGTGCCGCAGATTTAATTTCAGAAGAAACACCGAATTATCAATACGTAGCGGGTCGTTTAATTAACTACCATTTACGTAAACAAGTTTATAATGACTACACACCATGTAGTCTATTAGAGTTAGTAACACGAAATGTCAATTCAGGTTTTTATGATCGTGGTTTACTGGAAGCATACTCAGACGATGAATGGAGAACCTTAGACACTTATATACATCACGATCGTGATGAGAACTTTACTTACGTGGCCATGGAACAATGGCGCGGTAAGTATCTAGTTCAAAACCGTGTTACAGGCGACATCTACGAAACTCCTCAAATGGCCTATATGTTAATTGCGGCCACATTATTCCAAACGTATCCGCAGGAAACTCGACTACGTTGGGTAAAGGATTATTATGATGCAATTAGTCTTGGAGACATTAGCCTTCCTACCCCTGTCATGGCTGGTGTACGCACTCCTCAGAAACAGTTCAGTTCCTGTGTTCTCATTGAAACAGATGATAGCCTTGATAGCATTAACGCTACTGCTAGTAGTATTGTCAAGTACGTATCCCAAAAAGCCGGCATCGGTATCGGTGCAGGGCGCATCCGTGCATTGGGATCACCAATTCGCAATGGCGACGCATATCACACAGGTGTAGTTCCTTTCTACAAACATTTCCAGACCGCAGTACGTTCATGCAGTCAGGGTGGTGTACGTAACGGTGCCGCAACACTATACTATCCTGTTTGGCACTTAGAAGTTGAAGACCTTCTTGTATTGAAGAATAACAAGGGCACAGAGGATAATCGTGTACGCCACATGGATTACGGTGTCCAATTTAACAAATTAATGTACGAAAGACTCATCACAGGTGGCGATATTACCTTGTTTAGTCCCCACGATGTGCCTGAAATGTACGAAGCCTTCTTCAACGATCAAGATCGTTTCAAAGAGTTATATGAACGTGCCGAACGCAATACTAAGTTGCGTAAAAAGACTTTCAAAGCCGCAGAACTGTTTAGTCGCTTTATGCAAGAGCGTAAAGATACTGGACGTATTTACTTACAAAACGTAGACCACGCTAATACACACAGCCCCTTTAACGAAAAAGTAGCACCCGTTAAGATGAGTAACCTTTGCTGTGAAATTGACTTACCAACAGTTCCATTAAAAGACGTCAACGACGAACTAGGTCGTATTGCATTATGTACGCTAAGTGCTATTAACTGGGGTACTGTAAAGAGCCCGCAGGATTTTGAAAAACCTTGTACACTTGCTGTACGTGGTTTAGATGCACTACTGTCATATCAAAACTATCCTGTTCGTGCCGCTGAATTGGCTACAAAAGAATTCCGTCCATTGGGTGTAGGTATTATTAACTTTGCCTACTTCTTAGCCAAGAATGATGTCAGCTACAGCGATCCGCGTGCCTTGGCCATTGTTGATGAGTATGCAGAAGCCTGGAGTTATTACCTATTAAAAGCATCAGCTGATCTCGCCGTTGAACAAGGACCTTGCGGTCGTTGGCAAGATCTTAAGTCAGCTGATGGTCGTTTGCCTATCGACACACGTAAGGCAGAAATTGATGAATTAGTCGCACACCAAGAGCGTATGCCTTGGGCAGAACTACGTAAACAAATCAAAGCTACTGGTCAGCGTAATGCTACCCTAATGGCTTTAATGCCTGCAGAGACAAGTGCTCAAATTAGCAATGCAACAAACGGCATTGAGCCCCCACGTAGCTATGTAAGTATTAAACAAAGCAAACACGGTGTACTCAAGCAGGTTGTGCCTGAGTATCGTCGTCTAAAAAACAAATATGAATTATTATGGGATCAACGTAGCCCAGAAGGTTACTTGAAGCTGTGTGCAGTACTACAAAAATACATTGATCAAGGTATCAGTGTAAACACTTCATACAACCCACATTTTTATGATGATGAAAAAATTCCTATGAGCGATATGCTTAAGGATGTGATTCAGTTTTATAAGTATGGCGGTAAGCAGTTGTATTATTTTAATACCAATGATGGCCAAGGTGAAATTGACATTGATAAACTAGCTGGAAAACAAGATCAACTTGAGCCTGTAGCGGATGATGCTGATTGCGATAGTTGCGTGATATGAAACCTAGTGTATTAGTTGCTGTCGGTTGCTCTTGGGTAGCCGGCAAAAGTATCGACACCGATCCGTTGGCTCTAACGCATGACTTTGATCACATTGAGGATCCTGTTGTGGTTGCTGAACATAGTTTTGCCGGACGACTACAGCGTCAACTTGGCCTAGACCAATTGCATTTTATTGCTCGCCACGGAGCCAGTAATCAAGAACAAGTTAGAAAACTAATTGACTTTGTTGAATCACACAAAAACGAATACAGTCAAATATTTGTTCTATGGGGCATTACCAGTATCTATCGTTGGGAAATGTATAGTAACTCTACAGAGTCTATAGAACCTTGTCTATACGGACGCCTTTACAAAGATCAAAATCTTCAAGAAGAATCAAAATACTACTTCAAACATTTTTGGAATAAAGAATACGAATTAGAAAAACTAGGCAACAATGTTGTTATGTTGGATGCCTATTTAACTGCTCATAACATTGAGCATTTATTTTTTAACAGCTTCCACGGCTATACTGGCAATGACTTAAATGTTGCTGTAGGCGATAATATTTTTTATCGTGTTAAAGAAAATAATAATGATATGTTAAGTTTCCTGTGTGTCAAGCACAAGGTCAAACTTAGCAATTCAAGTGTACCTTGGCTTAATCTATTAAAGCCAACAATCGAACAACAATATAATAATCGAGCAATTAAAGATCTACAGGCGCAAGGATTGTTAGACTGTGCTACTGCACATCCAACAATTAAAGCACACGCTGATATCGCCGACGAACTATATAATTACATAAGAGGATAATAATAAAAATGAGCGTATTCAATATTCGTAAAACAGATCACACCAAATCATTGGCTTTTTTAGATACTAACGGAACTCCAGCGGTACAAAGATATGATGTATTAAAGTATCGTCAATTCGATAAGTTAACTGATAAACAGTTAGGTTTCTTTTGGCGTCCAGAAGAAGTTGATGTTGTACATGATGCCAAGGATTTCAAAGATTTAACTGATTTTGAAAAGCACATTTTTACCAGTAACCTTAAGCGCCAAATTTTATTAGACTCTGTACAAGGTCGTAGTCCCAACTTGGCTTTCCTTCCTCTTGCTACTATTCCTGAATTAGAAACTTGGATTGAAACTTGGGCCTTTAACGAAACTATTCACTCACGCAGTTACACACACATTATTCGTAATGTCTACGCTAACCCAAGCGAAGTGTTTGATGAACTATTAGAACTAGAAGAGATTGTGGCCTGTGCTGGCGACATCAGTCGTTACTATGATGAACTGATTGAAGCGTCGGGTTGGTACCGTATGCTAGGCTATGGCACACATACAGTCAACGGCCAAACTATTGTGGTAGATCCATACGAGCTCAAACGCAAATTATGGTTATGCCTTAATAGTGTAAACGCACTAGAAGGTATTCGCTTTTACGTTAGTTTTGCTTGCTCATGGGCATTTGCGGAATTAAAAAAGATGGAAGGCAATGCGAAGATAATTAAACTTATAGCCCGGGACGAAAATATACATTTAGGTAGTACACAAACTCTACTTAAATTGTTACCGCAAGACGACCCAGACTATGCATCGCTTAAAGCGGAAACCAAAGCCGACTGTGAGCAGATGTTTTTAGCGGCTGCCGCACAAGAAAAGCAATGGGCCAAATACTTGTTTAAGGATGGTTCAATGATTGGTCTTAACGAAGTACTGTTAAGTCAATATGTTGATTGGTTAACTTGTAAGCGTATGACCGCAGTAGGACTAGACTGTGGTATGAAGCCAGGATCAAGTAATCCGCTACCTTGGACAGCTAAATGGATTGCTGGTGCAGAAGTACAAGTAGCACCACAAGAAACTGAAATCACCACTTACGTCATTGGTGGTACAAAACAAGACGTCGATAATAATACATTCAAAGGATTTAGTTTATAATATGATTACAGTATACTCAAAAAACAACTGCCCTTTTTGCGTTCAAGCAAAAAGTCTACTACAATTAAAAGGCGTTGCGTTTGAAGAAATCAAAATTGATGAAGATAGCGAAGCACGTGAATTTGTGCTAGGCGAAGGTCATCGCACAGTTCCACAAATCTACAAAGACGGCAAGTTATTAGTAGAGGGTGGATTTCAAGGACTTAAACGTCAATCAGACGAGTTTTTTCAACAATTAAAAGGTTAATATGTTAATTCAAAAAGGTTATGCCGCAGGCGATATAGTCTGCTTCAAAGTCGTCAATGGAGACGAAATCGTAGCAAAATTAGTAGAAGAAACAGACACAGGCTATGTAGTAAATCGCCCTTGTACTGTAATCCCTAGCAATCAAGGCCTAGGGTTAGTACAAAGCCTGTTTTCCGGGGATATAAATACTAATGTAACACTGAATAAAAATCATGTAATTATACATGCCCCGGTAATTGACCAAATCGAATCACATTACATTCGTACCACTACCGGCATTGAACCAGTGTCAAAAGGTGGAATCATAACGTAAATGCCAACAGGCCCAATAGCAGTAATAACCAGTAAACTAGATGCAGTCGGCGGTGTAGAAGGCTACAATGCCAAAGCACCTATTGGTATGCTGGCCGTAAACCCTGGTGCTAACACAGTACGGGCAATGAGTTTGCCAGTTGCCACAGTCGGGTGTACGGCCACTTATCATGGCAATCCTAACAATCCCAAGGCACCGGGATTTAATCCTACTTGTGCATCATCCAAGGTAGTTGAAGGAATTCCTACTATTTTAGTAGAAGGCAAACCTGTTGCTCTAGCAGGACCATTAGGTAGCTTGACTACTTGTGGGCATTGGGTTTTGGTCAGTCCTGTAAAGAATGTAATTGTAAGTGGTGCATTAGGATAACAACATGGCATCGGCACTATCAATCAATTCGTTTAATACTGTTATCAACGGCCAAGGTCTAGCACCTTCGGCTAATCTCCTAGCACAGATATCAACGTTTCAAAGTCATAGACCCATACAGTTAATTGCTAATATTTTTACCAATGTTACAAACTCGGGCAATGCGGCGGCTAATTTATTTTCAACTGTAACCAGTATTCAACAGAACATCAATGGGTGGATGATTGACTATTATCCAGGCAATATTACTCCTACCTGTAGCGGCAATGTTTATACTTACGCTACATTGATTACTCCTATATATGACCCCAATCCTGCACACTGGACCACTGATCCAGATTCTGGTGCTACTACAGAACCTATCATTGGCTATAACTATTACCCTATAGCAAATACAGCTAGCTACAGTCACATACTCGGCACACAGGCTCAATTACCTTTTGCTAATGGCATGACTGGCTTTGCTAACGTATTTCAAGTGGCACAGGGATTCATGGTATCAAACTTTGACTTAGTATCTAGTGTACATTTATTAACCGGTAAAACTTATGCACAAAGTGGCATAGGATATACTGGCCCATTGGATTTAGCAACAGATGGAATCAGTACTCACGGCAATTTAATCAGTGGCGTTGTAAAAAATTGGGGCACCATGTACGACATCAACAATATTAATTCTGTTGCTGATGTGTATGTGTTTGGTCAAAACTTGCTGAACCAAGGATTTGGTTCATTGGGCAATTTGGCTGACTCAATAGTTAATGCTGGCTTAAACCCAAGCAATCTATCAGCAGTACCACAACCATACACAACAACCACGGTGACGCCTGCTACCAACAGTTATACAAGTTATGTTGGACAAATTGATTTGCCTAGTGTCAATGTACAAACAGTTACAACCACAGTATCGGGTAGCAGTCGAGAAGTATTACACAGTATTTTTTCTAATATAACAGGCGCCAATTTAACTAGTATTGTTAGTGCCACTGGATTTGTAGCACCCACTGGCGCAAATCTTTACAGTCTAAACGATTACTTAGATTTTAGCCGGGTAGTCGATGCTCCTACCAGAGCACAATTATCATCTATAGGCATCGCTGATTTTAATACATTTAGTCAGTATGTACAAAACAAAGTAGGCAAAGCATATTTCCGTTCTTGGGCAACAATGGCTGAATTTCTAGCAAGCCTGGAAGTTCCTGCACTACCACATTTAACAGCGGCAACTACAGCCGGCACTAAATTATTGTCGGATTCTACTGTTACAGCAATGAACAACATAACTGGTAACGGTGAAGGCCCATTTACTAATCCTATACTGTCGGACTATTTAGGTGCAGTGGCTGGAATGCCGCACACTGATTCTGTTACAACATTAAATCGATATTATCCAACCTTGGTACCTGCCGGCTTAACATCGGCATTGAGTAGTTTAGATTCTGCTGTATCGACTTATATCAATTACTATAATAGTTACGATGCTAACACTCAACCAGCACCAGACCTTGGACCAGTGACTAGTGCGGTCAATTCAGTAAATTCTATTTTATCTAGTGTTCCTGACTCGGCAGATTTAGAATTATGTCGTCAAGCGTATATACGTTCAATTACACACCTAAATGCCGAAGTAGTAAACCTACACAAGGCTGGTGTAGTATTCAATGCAGGATATCCAGATGGCCTAAAAGGGTTTGCTCAACAGTTGCCCACTACTGCATCTGATAAAACTCAGGATCAAACTTATCAATTTTTTGCCAATCTAATCACAGATAATTTGGCAGGTGATACAATTCGAGCCGCCATTGCTGAGCAAATCAATACTCAATTGTTTTCTGCTCAAGGAATCATAATACACAATGATCCTAATCCAGCTGGCATGATTTATCAAGCTCAACAACAAAATATACCATTAACTACATACATAAGTCAGAATCAGTAGGGTTTTAATGGCAAGTTTTTGTCAAATCCTTTACTTAGTTTGACTTTGTCTGTGTAATATAGTATTATAACTGGGTGTATGGTTACTTAAATAATCACACGCAGTAAAATTTAAGGAGGACGAAGTATGAAGAAGATGATTTCAATCGTCGCATCAATAATCGCCCTGACCGTTATGGCACCCGGTCATGCAGATGAAGTACAGCAGAACTTTATTACCAAAGTAGACGCTGTTGAAGCACAAACAACTGTTGACAGAATTGTCACAGGAACCCGAGACAAATTAGACAGTCTGGTTCAAATTATCACAACACCCTGGATCGATTTTTCATTTACCAGCAAAGATGAAGATTGTCTAGCTCGTAACATTTATTACGAAGCTGGAAGCGAACCTGAAGAGGGTAAGGTTGCAGTAGCAATCGTAACAATCAATCGAGTCAAAGATAATCGTTTTGGTAACGGTATATGTGGAGTTGTAAATCAACGCACAGTATTTGTACGCCAACAAACTTTACAAAAAACTGAAATGGTTCAGACCGGATGGTTTGGTCGTCCCGAAGCAGTGACTCACAATGAGGTACGGGTACAGCAAGTTCCTGTATGTCAGTTTAGTTGGGTTTGTCATTTCATGCGTAAACCCACTACAGCAGATGAACGCTGGACTGAAAGTCAACGCATAGCACACGAAGTACTTAATGATGGTTACACTGAGTATCGAGCCAAGTTTGGAGATGCACTATATTTCCATGCTGTTGGTATTCGTCCTGTGTGGGCTAAAACCAAACGGTTTGTGGCTCGTGTAGGCGGCCATCTTTTCTATAGTGAATCAAAAAAAATCTAAATGTTCTTTCCAGCTTTTGAGCGTATAAAGTCTTTGGCCACACGCCACAGCGGCCGGACTTTTACGCCAGAGCAATTCACGCACCTGCTACGTATGCAGTTTCGTGATAGTCGGCTACGATTTAGTTGCCAACGCGACGCATTAATGACCAAGAAAAACTTTTACATACATGCTGAATATCGTCCCTACGATGATGAAGACAACAAACCCTGTATCTATGTAAATTTAATATTCAACCCAAGATGTCGCCGAGTTGGGATCAAAGACTACGACTGGGACTCAATGAGTTTTCACATTGCAGATACTGTAACTCACGAATACCTACATCAATACTATTGTCGCCAACGCAATTTTGAATTTGGTCGCGGGTACCGCACAAAACGATTACTACGTTACAGTGAAACCATGCGGGACTATCTAGGATGCGAAGATGAAATACTTGCCTACGCATTTAACGTAGCCAGCGAAATGGTAGTTTATAATAGACCCATGGAATCGACTAAAGTTTATAAACTCTACCTCCGATATTTTAGGAAAGATCGTAAAGTGATGCTACAATTACAAAAGCAAGCCGATAAGTATATTAAACGACTGGAGCAGGCATCATGAGCAAGTTATCAGAAGAATTAGCAATCGAAGATGGTTATCACGAAGATGACCTTGGTGAAGAGGATTATGGGTTTATACTAGGACCCGACGGTGAATTGAAGTCAGTATTTTTACCTGAAAATATGCCCTTTGTAACTCCAGAAAAAATAGCAAAAATATTTGAAATTTTTGGTATTAGCGATCCGGACCAAGTTACTAACACGCTACACTAGTTGACTGAAAAATCCCAAAATAGTATAATTACTATACTATGAATAAGATTGTTGTTAAAATCCCACAAAAAACTCGTGCTCACAGAGTGTTGTTTTTAAGCGACACCCCGTTTAAGCCCAAACGGGTCGAACGCAAGGACTTGTATAAGCGCCGGTCCAAGCACCCTAACCGTGAGCAAAACGGTTGACCCCAAAATCCCAAAATGCTATACTAGCAATATTGTAACTAACGAGGTTGGTATGTACGCATTATTATTTGTCGCAGTCGTAAATCAAACTCCTGCGGTAATGGGACATTATCAAACCCAGGACCAATGTCAACGTGCTATTCGTAGCATTTATGAAACTAGAGCTGTTCCTGTTGTTCCCCCGGGTGTTGTAATTTCGCAACAGCAACAAGAACTGATACAAAGAAGCATTGACCTAAAAGTACAATATCAGCGTGAGTACCGTTGTTTACCTGTGGACGCCGATTGACCCAAAATTCCCAAAATGCTATAATGTATGTATAGTAATTAACAAGGAGCTAGTATGACAAAACTAATCAATTATGTAGGCTACAGTCGTGTTGCGGGCGAACTCAAGTTTCGTACTGCCGGCGATGAAAAGCGTATTTTTCAACTTGAAAAATTGGGCGACACTGATGTTCGTATGCACGTTCTCCCTAACCCAATGACCAAAGCAGAAGCCGCCAAGTGGGCGTTGACTGCCGAATTCTTTGCCAAAGAAACACCAGAAATTTTTGCCTTGTTTACTGCAAACGTCAAAGACGAAAACCCTTTTGCAAAA